GGACCAAGTTGGGCTTCTATAGGTAGAAAATATGGTGTTTCTGCTGCTACAGTACAAGGGGCTTGGCGTAGAGCTAATCTTAGAAATAGATAAATACTAAAAGAAAAGAGATGATCCCGTCTAGCTTATAGTTTATTCCTTCTAGTAAGCCATAGACCTTTCTCTCTTTGTCAAAATTAAAAAGAGGATACCTACTATTGTTATTTTTCCCTACAGCAGATGAAGACTTCAAGTACTTCAGGAGCCAAGGTTATACTGGTTCAATTAACGACATGCATTACAAAGCTATGGGTGACTTAGGTTACACAGGTTCTTTAAATGACAGAATACATGCGTTCCTTACAGCAAATTATGGTAGCTTTTACGAAGCTATGAGAGACTTACGTAATGGTACATCTGTGTTTGCACTGTATAATATCAACACATTAATACCACCTTTAGTCTTAGACTTTAAATTAAACACTTATAAAAAAGAAAATGTAGTTACAACTTTAAGTTCTGCTGTAACCCATACTCGTGCATCATCAGCTACAATGACAAACAGCTCTGGTACTCTTGTAACAGTAGGTAACAACGTAGCTAGAACAGGGCATCACGTTTACAATGGTTCTGCTTGGGTTAACGAAGGCATCCTCCACGAGAGTGAAGCTAGGACTAACTTGGTTACAGAAAGTGAAGCATTTAATACATGGACAGTAGGAGGCGGTGGTTCGGTTACAGCTAACCAAGCAGTAGCTCCTGACGGTACAACAACAGCAGATCAAGCTTCAGGTGTTATTTACAAGCCATTTAATAAATTATCCCGCACAAGAACATTTTCTGGTTATATAAAAGCTGGAACAGCAACAACTTGTCAGGTACGTATTGATGCACCTGCTGAAAATAAAGTTACATTTAATATTACAAACGGTACTGTTACAACAAATTCTGGAACATCTCTTGATTCTTATGGGATAGAAGATGTAGGTAACGGTTGGTATCGTGCACACATTACAGTTACAGCAGCTATAGTTAATGTAGTTTTTGAACCAGAAACATCCAAAACAGTTTTTTTATGGGGTGCACAACTAGAATCTGGGTCAACTTTGTCTAGTTACATTGCAACATCAGGATCTACAGCCACTCGTGCTGCTGAGACACTAACTGTCCCTGCGGCTAATTTGCCATATAGCTCTACTAATATGTCTATCCAGATGGACGGTAAGATGACTTATTCTGATAACTCTCAGATAGCAGAGGTTCAGTTTTGGAGATGGGTTCTAAACACCCAGAACTATATGGAAGCCAGACTAAGAACTGCAAGTACAAGGACAGGTGAGTTTCAAGTTGTTCAAGAATCCCTTAATGTCCAAGACTTTGTTACTGGTCCTACTGATACTTATTCAGAAGGTACACTAGTTCCTTATAATATTGCTACCAGACACGGTTCTACTTTCCTTAACGGAGCAATCCAAGGTACAGCACTTACAGCTAACACAACACCAGTAAGCTTACCTGATTTGTCATCTACTAATTTAAGTCTTGCGCCTACCTACATGGGTACAATAGCTAAGTTTAGAATGTGGGATGAAGACTTAACAGACTCAGGTATTGCGGAGGCTTCAACATGATAGATTTTTATTTAAAGTTAGCTAACGAAGCAGCAATGTCTACAGTCTTGTCAGACTTCTATAATGAAGACGGTGAGTTTGTACCAAACACATCTGACTACGCCATCGACGTTGTAGGGGTTTTACATGAACCTACAGGTGTAACACTGACAGATGATGACGGCATGGAGTATCCTGAGATGCAAGCAATGACAGGCTGGCATGTTAACATTAGATTAATGAATGACACACTTCAATCTACTGTAGAAACATTAGATGCAACACACGGTGTATCACCTGAGTCACCTAAAAGAATTTGGTTATAGAAACAAAACAATCCACCACTGGTAAAGGATAAACAAACAATGGCTAAGAAACCTGACATAACAACTATAGCTTCAGGCTACTACAGTAGACAAGCACTCAATACAAACTTTGAAAACCTACAAGATGGTTTTGATAACACATTGTCATTAGATGGTAGTACCCCTAACTCTATGGGTGCTGACTTTGATGTCAACGGTAACAACATCCTTAACGCAGGTCAGATCGCAACTGACAGCCTGCTTATCGGTGGTGTAGCAGTAGCCTCTGGTAGTGGTGTAAACTTTGAGACTACCTATCTTACAGCCTCTTACACAGGTGACGGCAGTACTTTAGCTTATGCTCTGACAGCTAACCCACAGACTGAGAACAACGTAAACATTTATGTAGACGGTGTGTACCAGAACAAAACCACCTTTTCTTTGTCAGGTACAACTGTCACCTTCTCAGCAGCTCCACCCCTTAACGCAGCTATTGAGATTGTTTATCCTACTAACACGGATACTCTTAACGGTTCAGATGCTTTAGCTATCACCTACAACCAAGGTGGTACAAATGCTCAAGACAGAAATGTAAAACAAAAACTACAAGAGACTGTATCTGTCAAAGACTTCGGTGCTGTCGGTGATGGCGTGACGAATGACACTGCGGCTGTAAGTGCATGGCTTGATAATCTCTTAACAACTGCTAACAAAGGATATGTCCCAGAAGGTCAATACCTTTTGAGTTCTCAGGTAGCAAAAACAACGACTAATATAAATCTTACTATTGAAGGTGCTGGGATTGGTATTTCGCAGTTTCTTGTAGGCAATGGCACGGGTGGTATTTCCCTTGTGTCAACAGATAAAGAAACTGAAGTTTATATTTCTGGAGTAGAATTTATTGCCAACCAAACTAATGCTGGCGTTGGCTTGCAAATTACAATGCCAGAGGGTGGCAATCGTCATAACAGATCAGTAGTTTTAAGAGACGTTAAGTTCTCTGTTATTAATGAAACCGATGCAACTAACTATGGATACTTTTCTACTGCTGTAGACCTTACTGGTTGTTGGCGGCCTTTGCTTAATAACTTGATTGTTTCGGGGCCGTATGGCCCAGGTATATCAAGTAATTTATCTGACAGTTCTCCTATTTATAAAACATCTGTTGGTGTGGATGTTGATGGATGTTATGGTGTTAAAATTATAAATAGTTATATCTGGTCATGCTCAATTGGTATTTCTAATGTTTCAACAATTGATCCTGGCCCTGAGGGATTTAGGCTAAGTAACACAAACATTGTTGAGGTAAAAAAAGCAGTTATCTTTACTCGTGTTGGTCGAGAGCCGACACTTTTGATTAGTGACTGTCATTATAATTATAGAGATCGTGGGCTTCATATTAATGGCGCCAAGCTCGTTATAATTACAAACTGTGTGCCTTATAACGTTGATACAGCTCCACAATTTTCAGGAGAACCAGAAGATATTTATCTAAACAATGCTGAAAAGATTATTATTTCTGGAAATATGTTTCACTTTAATGGCAATCCAAATCGAAAAAACATTGATTTACTTTCTGGAGACTTCTTAGATAACTGTTTAATTGAAGGAAATATATTCAATAGCAAAGCTGCTACAGCTATTGATATTAGAGCATCTGCTACTGATGTATTCATTGTAAACAATGAGTTTCCAGGAACCATTACAACTGAGGTAAATGATCGTTCAAATGCGGTTACAGTTCTGCAACGTGATGGTACTGGGAAAATGAGGCTAGAAAGTTTAGCTCAAGGTGCAACAATCAATCCTGAATATTCTTTCTACAGAAACAGTGCTTCACCTGCTGCTGCTGATAGTTTAGGACAGCTTACTTTTAATGGAAATGATAGTGCTGGAAACAGAACATTATTCTCAGCAATTAAGTCTGTTGCCCGTATTGTTACAAATGGAGCAGAAGAAGGTGAGCTTGAGATTTATAATGCAGTAGGTGGATCGACAACACCAGTTGCAGTTTTTGATAACGCATCTACATCTCAAGATACATCTTTGTTCCTTCTTACAAACAATGGCTCATCTATAGCACTTAAACGTGTAACACTAGGTGCTGCTGATAGTGGTGGCACTGGGCATCGTATGCTTAGAGTTTTAAATTAGGAGTAAAGAATGACTATAAAACAACAGATAAGGTGTAAACATGGCTCTTACTAAAGTACATAATAGAATGGTATCAGGATCAACAGTTAATGTTCTTGACTTTGGTGCTGTTGGGGACGGAAGTACAGATGATAAGGCTGCTTTTGATGCTGCAAACACAGCATCTGGTTCATCAGCAACATTTATACCAGCAGGGACTTATTTAATTACAGGTACGGTTGTAGGTAATTTCTTTACGTTTGGAAATGTTACTATTGCATCTGGAGTTGTTGAAAGTATTACTCAAGTATCACCTGCTCTTGTTGAACTATCACCTGGTGTTGGTATTTCACCTGTTACAAATACAATATTTAAAACATCAACCGTTTTAAGTAATAATATAATTACAACACAGATTCTTTTAGACCTAACAGGTTTACAGTCAGGTGGTACTGCTGGTGATATTATAGGTAAAAACGGATCAGGAGTAGCTTACTTAGGTCGAATTACAACTGCAAACAACGGAACAATCTTAGGTGTTTCAATAACTTGCCTAGAGGCTCCAGCAGGTGGTGATGCAGATATTGACTTATACTCTGCAACTGAAGCTACTGGTGTTGAGGATACAGCTATAACAGCTTTAACAGAGACACAAATTATAAATAGTGGTACATTGTCTGTAGGTACAATAGTTCGTGGTAATACTATTGGGGCTAATCAGTATCTGTACTTAGTTGGGCAAGGTACTTCAAATGCAGCCTATAGTGCTGGACGTTTATTAATAGAAATTATTGGGTATATTTAAGTTATTAATCCTACAATAAAACTCTTGACAACAGTAACATAACCGTGGTACAATGGCAACAATAGATCAAATTAGACAAGCTGCTGAGAATGACTTAGTGACTTTCATTAAGTTAGTAGCTCCTGAACAAGTCCTTGGGCAATGCCATGAGGATGTATGTAATTGGTGGGGTAACGAAAATGCTAAGTCTCACCAGCTTCTTCTCTTTCCTCGTGATCATGGTAAGTCTCGTTTAGTTGCTTACAGAGTTGCCTGGGAATTAACCAAAGATCCAACCCTTCGTATCCTGTACATATCAGCTACAGCTAACTTAGCAGAGAAACAACTAGGATTTATTAAAAGCATTCTAACCTCAGAAATATACAGTAGATACTGGCCTGACCATGTACATCCTGAAGACGGTAAGAGAACAAGGTGGACTAACTCTGAGATTATGTTAGACCATCCTTTAAGGAAAGCAGAGAAAGTACGTGACCCGTCTGTGTTCACTGGTGGTCTTACTACTTCTCTTACAGGGATGCACTGCGATATTGCTGTACTCGATGACATAGTAGTATATGAGAATGCTTACACTGGTGAGGGTCGTAACAAAGTTAAAAGCCAATACTCTCTATTGTCATCCATCGAGGGAGCCGATGCTAGGGAATGGGTGGTAGGTACACGTTACCATCCTGTAGATCTTTACAATGATCTTCTACAAATGGAAGAAGACTTGTATGATAACGATGGTAATAAGATAGGTGAAGAAAACATCTATGAAATCTTTGAACGTCCTGTAGAGGATAGAGGAGATGGAACAGGTGAAATGTTATGGCCTCGTAGTCAACGTAGAGATGGTAAGTGGTTTGGTTTCGACATTAAGGTACTAGCTAAGAAACGTGGGCAGTACTTAGACAAAGGACAGTTTAGAG